GTCTCTTCCCCTCTCTCGCATAAGTCGGAAAACCCATTAAGTATGAAACTATGTCGTGCTCTTCTCTATTTTACATAATAATATAATAATATAAGAAAAACCCTCTACAGCCCTTTGTTTACGCGGCCTCTTCACGTACCACATTATTATAGCCCCTCGTAATAATCGTATAATAATACCCGCTTATTTATAACAATACCCCGCCCGACTTGACAAACGTACCACACTGTGGTACAATATACTAAATACTAGAGAATCGTACCACGCTCTCGTATAACAATACCTAAGCAGTACCACAGAAAACCAACCTACAATTTGTAGGTTCAACAGGAGAACGACCATGAAGTTATTTGATTTCATTTTGCAGAACGACCCGAGCCTAGTAGACGCACAGCTTATCTGTGTGGACGGCGCAATACTCAGCGAAAGCGAGGTAACCGAGCAACCCAAGCCAACCCACTCTCGAGCTGAGGGCGACCCAATCAATGGCGTGCAGGTTTGGTATGACTACGCCGCCGACTATTATTTCTTCGAGGAAGTCGAAGAGGCGTAACCAACCTACAACTTGTAGGTTAAACAGGAGAACACTATGGCGACATGCAGAGTGTGCAGTGAGCAGTACCACGATCAGCGCAGAGCAGCGGGATTCACAACCTGCCTATCATGCGGTGAGCGTGCAGCAAAGCAAGCGCGGATGGGATGGTGCGTTGCCCAAGAGTACAGCAAGGGTAACTACCAGTTAATCACCAACCCAGATACGCTTAAGACAACCAACCCTAAGAGGACGACATGATGAATAAGAAAGTAGAAGAATTGCGAAAGATGGCTGAAGGTAAGGAAAAGATACACGAGCGCATGACCAAGTGGCGCACCGACCAGATATGTTTCCCGCGTGACCTTAACATCCACGACCCAGAGAACCGCTACCGTTGGGCAGACGAGGCAGCACCTGTGCCTGCTTTGGTATGGGCAGGCCGCGCACTGTTCACCGTTGGCTTTCTGACAGGCATCTACTGCCTAGTGTTTTTGGGGATGTTGCTATGAGAGAAGGATTCAAGACCTACGCTGACAGTCTGCCAGAAGCAGATGATGTAGCTACTAATAGTAAAGCAGGCATAACGCTAGGTGAGTTACTGGCGGAGTACGACTTAGGCGTGCTCAAGCGGTGGGCGGCAGACCAACATGCCGCAGACAAGGCACAGGAAGTGCCAGAGAAAAGAAAGTAAACCAACCAACTAACCTACAATTTGTAGGTTCAACAGGAGAACGACAATGTTCGGAAACGTAACTGATCTACCCCAACTGCACACCTACCGTGCAGCCCTGATGCACTACAACTCAATCACCCCGATACGGGGCAGCGACAACCTACGGCCTATATGCAACACGGCCAACGGAAGGCGCAAGAAGCACATGCAGATCGTTAGAGTCTCATACCCGTCGAAGCAGGGTGCGCTTGATGCGGTGGCTTGCAGATTGTATGACACTGACGTGGTGACCTTCCTGTCTAATGGGGAGATTATTATCAACCTCGAAGGGTGGAGCACTAACACCACGCATAGCTTCATCGATGGCCTATTCATGCCGACCGCCTACTACAGCCGCTCATTAGTGCGAGCTTACAGTCGCAAGGGCAACACCGTCATTGAGCTTAAGAATGCTACAACAGTGATTAAGGACGACAACGTCGTGAAGATACGCATGGTCGAGGGGACGGACACGCAGGGTAAATACTTCGAGTTTGTCGATGCACCCAAGCAGTACGGCTACTACCTCAAGCGCGCCCAGATGGGGATGCGGCGCAAGGAGGTGGAGAAGTTCACCAAGTTCGCCCGAGCCGCGGCCAAGATGATCGACCCAGAGACTTACGAGGATAAGACTTGGAGTACGTTCGACGGGCGCACGACCATAACCGCAGGGCAGCTGCACGCCCTCATGCTAGACCAGTCCCAGTGGGACGAGGCGCTAGACTACCTGCTACCTATGGCCTTGCACTCGGAGTATCAGTATGCGCCTCCGGCCAACACATATAAGCGCGTCAAATCAATAAAGCCTGCAACGCTGACCAAGAAGGTCGACGACGTGCTCAAGTATATGTTCGCGGAGGACTTGTTCGAGGAACGGGAGACTAACAACCCGCTATCTAACGACAACGCCAAGTATCTCACCGGTGCGGAGGCGGTAATCGAATGAGCACTCTAATCAAAGCTAAGACTCAAACCCTTGTGACTACTGGAGAAATACTAAGCGATGCAAGTGGTCGCAAGATGTACCTTCGAGGGATGCACAACAACAAGCTGCTCGTCGTCTCGATGGACGAGCGCAAGGTACACATGACAGCCAAGCCCGAGCAGTTCGGGTGTGAGGTGTTAACTTGACATTCTGTACCACACTGTGGTACAATGTACCTGTAGTTTGAAAACTGTAAGACTCTTTGAAAACTGTAAGACTCTTTGAAAACTGTAAGACCAACTAACCAACCTACAAATTGTAGGTTACAACTGGAGAACGACCATGAGTGAATCTTTATTGAACGAAACACGCACCGTAAGCCACAAGCAAGCGGCTGCACTTATCCTCGCCAACCCCAACGTGCGATACATGTTACGCGGCGAACCCGGGGTGGGTAAATCTATGATTGCTGAGGCTATAGCAGCAGCAACGGGTTACGACCTATCAATGGTTGACGTACCCAACCTAGACCTCGGTGACGTGGCTATGCCTGTGATCGACCATGCCGAGAAGGTCACACGCTACTACCCCAACGCACGGTTCGGTCTGACTACAGGTAAGCCTGTGGTGATCTGCCTCGATGAGTTTACCAAGGGCGCTGAGCCGGTGAAGAACATGCTTCACCCTATGCTAGAAGTATTTAGACCTAGACTAGGTGACCTCGACATACCCGAGGGAAGCATTATCTTTATGACGGGCAACATGGACACTGACGGTGTGGGCGATGGTCTCGCTCAGCATACGAGGCAGCGTGTCGTTGAGCTTGTGATGCGCAAGCCTAACTCTACTGAGTGGCTACAGTGGGCAGCGGGCAATGGCATCCATCCTGTTGTTATGGCATGGGTAGATCGTTACCCGCAGGCGCTCGCGTCATACCTAGACGGGGCTAAGAACGAGTTCATATTCCACCCTGCCAACCCGCAGGACAACGTGGTCTCGCCTCGTACGCTTGAGATAGCTAGTCGCATCATCTGGCAGATGGAGCACTTCGACTCTGACTCTCTTACTGCTTCGCTGACAGGTGCAGCCGGTGCGTCGTTTGCGGAATCTATCTCTTCCTTTATTAGATTCCAAGAAAGCCTGCCGTCTGTAAGTTCTATTGTTACCACGCCTGCCACTGCGCTAATACCAGAAGATGCCGGTGCACGGGCTGTCCTTACGTTCGGACTGCTACAGCATGTAGAGAAGGACAACCTGAGTAATATTCTCAAGTACCTGCGCCGCATGGAGGAGGAGTTCCAAGTGATTTTCTGTGTGTCACTGGCTCGCCACAAGACTAAGAGCCAGATTGCGTTCACTAACAGCGAGTTCGCACTGTGGGCGGCTGACAACGAAGACCTACTGTAAACCTACAATATGTAGGTTGGAGAACAACTATGCTTGTAGATAGAAAATTCAAAGCGATCAAGATCGGGCTTATGCGCTCTAAACAGTTCGGTCTACTGCGCGGTGTGGCTATGCACGGTAACACTTACCTGACTACTGACGTGCCTACCGCAGCAACTAACGGGCGCGACTGTTGGTTCAATCCAGACTTCCTGTTCAACACAGTGAAGAATGAGGACGACAAGGGCGCGGCGTTTATCATGGTGCACGAGTGGCTGCACAAGGCAGGTATGCACATGGTGACTTACCGTAGGCTTGCCGAGCAGCACGCTATGCGTACCAACATGGCGACTGACTATTGGATAAACGACCGCATCATTGTGGCTGACCCCGAGCACGCCCTGACCGAAATGCCTGTGGATGGGACGGGCAAAGCGATAGGACTGTACGACCCGAAGTATCACGAGTGGACGGTCAAACGCATCTTCCGAGACCTTGAGCAGGAGCAAGAGGAAGGCGGTGGTGGCGAGGGCGACGACGGTGACGCAGGGTTCGACAACCACGACTGGGAGAGTGCAAAGGACATGGGTACTGAGGAGAAGGAGAAACTTGCTGAGGACATCAAGCAAGCTATCCGCCAAGGACTCCATGCAGATGCTAAAGCAGGACAAGACAGCCTGCAGGACGCTCTCGGTCTAAGCGAGCTAGTCACACCCAAGGTGAGCTGGCGGACACTGCTGCGCATGTTTATGAACTCGACATGTAGAAAGAAGGAGCAGTCTACTTGGCGCCGACCAAGCCGTAGGTTTCTGCACCAAGACATTGTGATGCCAACACTGCAAGGTAACAGCATCAACGAGGTGGTGATTGCGCGTGATACTTCGGGTTCGATGTTCTTCGCAGACCGACTGCGAGACGTGACCAGTGAGATCATTGGTATTGCTAAGGCAGTCTCTATCGACAAGATACACTTCATTGATTGGGACGGGCAGGTGGAGAACCACGAGGTTTATTCTAGTGACTCTCTGAACAATGCACCTGCTATGAAAACTGCAACGGGTGGAGGCGGGACAGACCCGACGTGTGTATCCGACTACCTAAAAGAGAAGGGCATCAAGCCTGACTGTGTAATCATGCTGACCGATGGTGAGATTTACAACTGGGGGAATTGGACTGTTCCAATTCTGTGGGCAATAACTAACGACACGAAAATAACCGCCCCTGTGGGCAAGACAATTCAAATTGATTAAACCTACAAATTGTAGGTTGGAGAAGAGTGATGAGTGCAATAGCAAACAGTGCAGTATTGGTTAAGTTAAACATCAGTGTGTGGGGCGCAACTAGGCGCAACAAGCAGCTAGAGCAGGAGATAGCAGCAAGTAAGAACGCCGACCCCAAAGCTACGCGTGCATACGATGAACTCATGGTGGGTTCGTCGGGCCATAAGGACATACAGAAGTACGCAGGCAACTCTCGACTGTGGCATTCAGCAATGACACTGCCATGGGATGACAAAGGGTGGAGGCTATGCCCGACTAGTCTGTTCATAGACTACAAGCAGCAGCACAACTGGAAGCGCCAAGAGTTCGAGCGGCAGGTCAACCAGTTCGGAGACAAGTACGCAGTGTATCGGGAGGTGGCCAGAGAGTATCGCGGTGACATATTCAACGAGGCTGACTACCCTCCGGTGGAGGAGGTGATGGGCAAGTACGCTTGGAATTTTGCCGTTGCACCTGTTCCGTCTGGGGGCCACTTGTGCATAGACCTGCCAGAGCAGGAGATGCAAGAGCTACGCTCCGCCTGTGATGACGAGGTAGAACGCAGGGTACAGGAAGCGGTGAAGGAGAGTGAGCGCAGATTGCGTAAGCAGCTCGACCACATCAGCGAGAAGTGCGCGGGGGCAGACGACGATGACAAACGGTGGCATGATACTTTTGTATCTAACCCATTGGAGTTATGCCGCATGCTTAAGCACATGAATGTTACCAAAGACCCCAAGCTAGAAGAGGCACGCAAGAAGCTAGAGGAGATCATGGAGGGCAAGACCAAGGAGATGTTCAAGGATAAGCCCGAAGTGCGTGAAGAAGTTAAGAAAGAAGTAGACGAAATCATCAAAACCTACGAGTGGTAAGGAGAACAACATGGCTTTTACAGAAGTATATATCGCAAGAGGAGCAGCAGCACTTATCAGTGACCGGCTGAAAAACAACACAATGCACAGGTTTACCAACATGCCTGCAAATGTTTTTCATTGGCGCACCTTTGAGACTGCGGTGGAGTTTTCACCTAAGCGTCCTACCTTTGGTTACGCAGGAGGTACTAAGGCGCAGGAGCTGGTCTACAATTTACTGCGAAGCCTCGCACCGAAGATGCCGCACTTAAACTTTTGCCTCGACCTCGACTATGACGTTGGGTTCTCAGAGATGTTTGTGTATGACGGACTAGAGTGCGTGGGACGCGTAGACTTTGCGGACACTGGCGCCCTTGAGTTCCGTAATGCACGGATAGGAGAGACCATGCTACGCAGAACCTCGATGAAAACGCTTAGCGTGAACAAGGCCGCGGCTATAATACGTAAGTATTTCTATGGCATGACTAAGATAGAAAAACTTGGCTCAGTAGCGTCCAAGATAACTTCGGCTATATCGTCGGCGCACAGTGACACTTCGTACAAGCGGCGTAGAGCTAAGAGCGCTGTGATGGAACAACTAGAGGAGGCTATCACAAGCAACTCGCAGCTATCACAAGCAGTGGCGCAGTTTTTCCAAGAGCAAGGCAAATCCCACGTACTGGATGCGTACATAGATGCTTCAGATACCCACGAGCTAGTGACCGAAGCGTACGCCATGCGCGGCGGAGAAACAGGCTTGTATGTACTAGCGCAGCCAGAAGAGTTCCACGTGTACCGCAAGGGCGACACCAGAGTTCGCACATTCAGACGTGAGCAACTGTCTGACAAAGCACGGGGCGCCTTGGGTATGCTTAAGCTCTCAGAGAACAACAGCTTTGTAGATAACGTAGGCTTCAAATATGAAGCAGATAAATTTTGGGTAATGGAGGGGATTGCAAATGAATTCAACAGTTAGACGCAGAGGCGCAGGTACTAAGCCCGCTATGGTGCATACCAACGTGCGCCTGCCAGAGCATGTAGTAGATTACTTCAAAAACAATTTCACTAACTACACTGCGGAGATACGCAGGGTGCTCGAAGCACACGTAGATGACGAATTAGTTTTCGGAGACGAACCCGCCAACTAACCTACAATTTGTAGGTTCCCCTGACCCCGCCAAGTGCGGGGTTTTTTATGCCTTTACAAAGTCCAAACTATTCGCTATTCTTCTTGAATGGCTATGACTCCCGAGAAGAAAGTTAAGAACAAAGTAGTGCGCTTACTCAAAGAGTACGGCGCGTATTACTTCTTCCCCGCATCGTACGGCATGGGCAGGAGCGGCGTCCCTGACATAGTGTGCTGCCTACGCGGGTGCTTCATTGGCATCGAGTGCAAAGCAGGCAAGAACAAACCTACCCCCTTGCAAGAGAAAGAACTTGCAGACATTATAAAAGCCGGTGGCGTATCCTGCGTGATTAACGAGGACAACATGGCCGAGCTTGAATCTATTTTAACTACAGTGATGAGCAAGGATACTAATGATGGACTTACTGGTGGTCGACTTTGAGACTTACTACGCGAAAGACTACGGACTACGCAAGCTAACTACAGAAGAATACATACGCGACCCACGCTTCGAGGTGATTGGCGTTGCGGTCAAGAACTATCATCACTCCGCACAGCAAGAAGCTGCTGCCCCACTTTGGTTTACAGGATCAAAGAAACAGGTAGCAGAATTCCTTTCTCAGTTTGACTGGGAGAACTCAATTGCTCTCGCTCATAATGCCATGTTTGATATGGCAATTCTTAACTGGCACTTTGGTATTAAGCCCAAGAAGATTGCAGATACTCTAGCAATGGCACGGGCTATCCACTCTATCGAAGTAGGTGGCAGTCTGGCCGCCCTCTCTGAATACTACGAGCTTGGCGCAAAAGGAACTGAGGTTCACGATGCAATAGGCAAGCGGCGCCTCGACTTCACCAAGGCAGAAATGGAAGCCTACGGAGGCTACTGCCAACAGGACGTGGAGCTGACCTACAAACTGTTCAAAGTGCTAGTCAAAGACTTCCCCGTATTCGAGCTTAACCTTATTGACCTGACCATCCGCATGTTTAGCGAGCCTAGTCTGGTGCTAGATAAAGACATACTGGAGGCCCACTTGAAGGAGGTTAAGGATACTAAAGAAGCACTAATGGCTAAGGTCACTCACGACAAGAAAAAGCTAACAAGCAACCCACAATTTGCCGAGCTACTGCGCTCGTATGGAATCGAGCCGCCGACTAAGATAAGCCCCGCGACGGGCAAGGAAACCTTCGCCTTCGCTAAGAGTGACGAGGCATTCAAGGCACTGCAAGAGCACGAGAACCCAGAGGTACAGGCTATAGTTGCTGCCCGACTTGGGGTGCGCTCTACCATTGAAGAGACACGCACGCAGCGGTTTATCGACATTGCAGAACGTGGCACACTCCCTATCCCCTTGCGTTACTACGCGGCGCACACCGGACGGTGGGGTGGGGACGATAAGATCAACATGCAGAACCTACCCCGAGGCTCGCAGTTGAAGAAGGCAATGTGCGCACCACGCGGGTACAAGTTTATCGACTGTGACTTGTCGCAGATCGAAGCACGTACGCTAGCATGGCTAGCCGAGGAAGAGGACTTAGTAGAGGCTTTCGACAGGGGGGACGACGTGTATAAGATCATGGCGTCAGCTATCTACGATAAGCCCGAGACTGAGATAACTAAGGACGAGCGGTTCGTTGGTAAGACTACGATACTAGGAGCAGGCTACGGCATGGGGGCCGCTAAGTTCCAAGCACAGTTGAAAAACTTCGGGGTCTACTTAGAAGAGGAAGAATGCCAAAGGATCATCGACGTATACCGTGATACATACCCAGAGATACCCGCCCTTTGGAGAGCTGCGAACAAGGCGCTCAAGACTATGATGGACGACGAGGTGGAGGAGCTAGGCCGCTCAGGTATCCTTACAGTTGAGGGTGATACAGGTATACGGCTACCGAACGGGCTGTACATAAAGTACCCCAACCTGCGAGTGCAGGAGGCAGAAGAGGAAGACGGGTACGACGAGACGGTTTACGACACCCGTAAGGGTAGAGCTATAATCCCCAACCGCATCTACGGTGGGAAGGTTATTGAGAACGTTTGTCAAGCATTGGCAAGGATTGTGATTGGCGAGCAGCTTCTTAGAGTTGCTAAGAAATACAAAGTTGTTATGACGGTGCACGATGCGATAGGCTGTATCGTCCCAGAAGATGAAGTAGAAGAGGCGATGCACCACGTTGAAGAAATAATGAAGGTGCGACCGACTTGGGCGCCCGACTTGCCTTTAGATTGCGAAGGCGGCTACGGGAATTCATACGGAGAGTGTTAAGTTTCGCGGGGGTTTTTGTGTGTTTTTCCCCCCGCATACCCCAGCGGGCGGTGGGTAGGTTTCATCATGACCACAACACCCGCAGTGTACAACAGGAGCAATCATCACTCGTCCTAGCCCGCTGCGAAGCGCGCTTGGTTCGTCGTTCTCCGCACTGTGTGTACACCGGCTAGCCCACGCTACGGGCCTTTATTAATTTTGGAGAATAGATATGAGTTTAGTTAAAAATGTTGAATGGAGCGTACAACATGTCGTTCCCAGTGAGCTGCAAGACTACTTAAATAAAAAATCTGCCGATGGGTTTGAACTGTTCGACGCGTTTGATGGGGACGAAGCAACTCTTGTAATTATGCACAAAACTATTCCTCCCGAAGGAGATTGGAAAACAACCGTAGGCTCAACAACCAACAGTGAACTTATAAATAAGTTACGCCAGAAAAGCATGGGGCACGCCAATGAATGATAAAGACCCAGTAATAGCTGATCTCAATCGGTACCTGACCACGCTCGAAGAAGACTACGAAGACCCGTTTGATAAAGAGCAAGCGCGGAAAGAGTGGTTAGCTGACTCGATGGATTGGGAGGACGAGGACTAATGAGTGGCAAAGGTAGTAGACGTAGACCATCCCTTATCCCTGCTAAAGACTTCGGGGAGAACTGGGCAAAAATCTTTGAGAAACAAAAACAGGAGAAGCAAAAGAATGCTGACAGCACAGATGGCAAAACCGACCGACCCGATGCCGGAACAGACACCGCTCCAAAAACAGACGGGCGGGACTCACTATAAGAACATGGCGATCCAACCTGCCGAGTACGCAGAGAAGAACGGCTTGTCCCTGCTAGAAGGTAACGTAGTGAAATACATTACGCGTTGGAAGTTAAAGGGGCAACCCTTATCGGACTTGGAAAAGGCGAAGCACTGCATCGACCTGCTAATTGAGATACATAACGTCAAATGAAAATAACAATCGAAGTCGATGGCGCAGATGCAGAGGAGATTATGGCTTTGTTGCAACGAGCTAGCGAAGCAGTAGAAAAGCTAGAAGCCATCCTTCAGGAGTTTGAAGATGCTGATAAAGTGTAACGCCGCAGATCATCTGTATTTAATAGAAGATGACCCAGTAAGGCCGAACATGTTTAAAGACGACAGCGTGCGGTTTGAAGACCCGTTTCATGTCTACGCAGAAGTGAACGACGAGACAGGTGAGATAGCCGCAGTTGTTTGTGTAGTGGTATGTAGGTTTGTACCGCAGTCCGAGACGCAGTTAAAGTTTATAGCCGCAGGCAGGCTTACTGATATAGAAGAAGCACTAGAAGAAAGAGAGGCTATGCACGGCGCATTAGGTACAGTGCTATGTCCTTACTCAATCTGGTCTTATCAGAGAGGGCACGGCAGCCAGTTGATTAGTAACTTACTAGAAGCCACGCCCGTTATGCACCCTGAAGTAGACGCAGTAATAACTATGTCTCCGCACACGGCTGTGGCTATGAAGTTCCATTTAACTAACGGCGCAGGACCGTTTTCCACTAACGAAGAAACCGTTAACTACGAGTACGAGATAGAAGAACAAACAATACACTAGTAGGAGGAAGCCATGACGCCTTCCCTAATGTGCGTGGCACTTGCAGTTTACTTTGAGGCCCGGGGCGAACCCGATGCCGGACAAATTGCAGTTGCTCAAGTAATACAAAACAGAATTGAAGACCCACGTTACCCAGACAATGCGTGTGACGTGGTTAAGCAAGGGTACTACTGGAATGGGTTTCCTATCCGGCACAAATGCCAGTTTAGTTTTTACTGTGACGGCAAGAGCGACAACCCACACAACAGGCAGGCTTGGTTTAACGCGCTGTACATTGCGCACCTAAGCGGTTTGGTGGATGACGTTACAGATGGCGCGACCCATTATCATAGTACAAAGGTGTTCCCCCAGTGGGCTTACACCGGAGAAGTAACAACCAAGATACACAAGCATGTGTTTTACAAGGGCATTAACTAATGACTACTACCAGAATCGACGTGATGACCGCCGAAGAACGTGAGCGATTACGCAAAGAGTTAGAGAAACAGATAGCAGAGTTCGAGGCTAAAGGTGGGAAGATAACTCAGTGCCCCCGCAATGCTTACACTGAAACCGATGTTGATGGTAGGAAAAAGCGCAAGCACGGAGTAAGTTTTTCGTCCGACTCGCTAACTGACCCAATAAAAAGAACAATAGGCGGGTTCGTGCCGCGCAAGAAAGGGGAGGAGTAAATATGGAGTTAGAAATAAGAAGCGATGTGCCTGTACCTACTACTCTAAAAGCAGGGCCGACTTCTAAGTATGAACCGTTGCTTGAAATGAAAAAGGGCGACAGCGTAAAGCTGAAAAACTTGTTAGCAGCTAAAGCGGCTCAGATGCTGCTTAGTAGGCACGACATGGGCGCAACGATGCGCAAACAAAAAGACGGCACTTATATATTGTGGAGAGTTTTCTAATGGCTAAACAAAAAATGAATGGCCCACGGTGTGATGTGTGTGGTTCCTACGGGGCAAGTAAGATTTCTATGTTCTGCCCCGACTGCAAAGAAACAGTAGTTAAGTGCAGCACGTTGTGGAAGAAACCAAAAGGCCAAACTAATGTACGAGTATAACTGCAAGATCGTAAGGGTCGTGGACGGAGATACAGTCGATGTGGATATTGACCTTGGCTTTGATACTTGGAAGTGCGGTGAGCGCATTCGTCTGTATGGTATTGATACTCCAGAGTGCCGCACACGAAATGCTCTCGAAAAGAAAGCCGGATTCTTGGCGAAGGAGTTTGTCGAGAGAGCCTTACACGTCGGGGGAACCTACAAACTCTCCACGAGAGACAAGGGCAAGTACGGACGCTACCTCGGAGTTATAACTATAGAGGGCACGCTAACTATTAATGCTGCTTTAGTAAGCGAAAACCTAGCCATAACTTATAACGGTGAGGGCAAGTACATTACAAAGCCCCAGCACGAAGCGAACTACGAAATTCTAAAAGAGAAGGGTCTCCTATGACAGCTTGGTCTTACAGCAGCATAAGCACGTTCAAGCAATGTCCTAAGAAATACTACCATCTAAAAGTAGCTAAGGATGTTAAAGATAAAGGTAACGCTGCGACTTTCTATGGCAACGAAGTGCATAAAGCTGCCGAGCACTACATAAGAGACGGCGAGCCTATCCCCGCTAAGTTTGACTACGTTAAGAAAATCCTAGATGCGTTTAACCGTATCGAAGGCGAGAAGCATTGCGAAATACGCATGGCTGTGGCTAAGGAGGACAACGCTTTCAAACCTACTACGTTCTTTGCCAAAGACGTTTGGTGGCGCGGCATTGTCGACTTGTTAATAGTAAACGGCGATAAGGCTTACCTTATAGATTACAAGACAGGTAAGAACGCTAAGTACGCCGACACCAAACAGCTTGACTTAATGGCGGGCGCTACGTTTGTTAATTACCCCGAAGTAAAAGTCATTAAGTCTGCGTTAGCATATGTAGTAAGCAATGAGTTCATACAAAAAAAGCACACCGTAGATATGTATAAGTCGTACTTAAGTGTGTTCAATGATGAGCTAGAAAGACTAGAAGTAGCACAAGAAAACGATGTGTGGAATGCAATCGACGGGCCGCTGTGTGCGTTCTGTCCGGTTACTAGCTGTGAGCATAACAGGAGAAGATAATGCGACCTATATACGAGAAGCAAGAAGACTTAATGAAAGAGCACGAAGTGTTTAAAACTTTTGAGACTACACACAAAGCCGTGTGTGTAAAATTGCCCCCGTTAAGTGTGGTTGATAGGTTAATATGCACCGCCAACAACACGCTTTACGCAGTAGCAGAGCTTAAGGTACGCACTAACGCACATGATAAGTACCCGACTTATATGTTAAGTGCTGCAAAGCACAGAGCGATGTTAGAGTTGTCCTCGGCTTTAAAAGTACCCGCCTTACTGTTCGTACAGTTTACTGACGTTCTTATGGTAGCTAAGATTGAAGACACGTACGAATCAGGCGAAGGAGGACGAACCGACAGAGGAGACGCGCTTGATGTAGAGGAATGCGTGTACATACCTATGGAAAAGTTTAAAAAATTACGTCAAGGGTAAGCTAATGACGGCACGTGAAAAAGACGCTGACACCTTAGTCCCTTGGGATAAAGCAACATCAGAAACATGCTTCTACCCCAACTGCGGGTTTAGGCATGCAATAGAACAAGGGGATGCGCATGTAGTTTGGGACGCGCACCTCCCCCTGCAAACAATATATGCTATGTTTCCGCCAGTAGTGAAATTAGCTATACAAGAAAACATTAATCATAGAAAAGAATATCCCAGCAGAATGCTAACTTTTTACTTTCATCCCGAGTGCGCAGCCGAGTGGGGCATGCAGTTAATAAAAGACGCCCTTGAAGCAAATCATAGGGTGGGTAGACGGTTAAGTAACAGAGAAAAGGACTGGAATTACCATGACGAAGAGTAAACGCGATTACAAAGCCGAGTATGCTAAGTACCAAGGCACCGAAGAGCAAAAGAAAAAGCGTGCCGCGCGCAACGCTGCTCGCCGCAAGGCTGAGCGGGAAGGCAAGGTTAGCAAGGGTGACGGCAAAGACGTAGCGCACAAGAAGGCTATGGATAAAGGCGGCAAGAACTCTGACGGTACTAAGGTAGAGACAGCGAGCCGCAACCGCTCTTTCAAGCGGGACTCAAAAGGCAACCTTGTATCTGAAACTAGCGACCGCGAGCGCAAGAAAAAGAAGACCTCTAAAGCATGAAGATAGTAAACAACCGAGCGATGGTGGTAAAGACTAAGCGCCCCCACCTTATAACCGAACGCGTAAAAAACTACAAAGTAGCTGAGCAAGACGACGGCTACTTTAAGCTAGCCCTGCCATGGAGGCTGCATGAAGCTCAAGTTCTGAACAGTTTGGGTGTAAAAGACGTGCCGTCGCCCATAGGCAGGGAGTACGAGTGGTCGGGGCGCTTTGATCCGTTTGCACACCAGAAGAAGACAGCCTCCTTTCTTACTCTAAACAAGAAAGCGTTTTGTTTTAACGAGCAGGGCACAGGCAAAACTGCTTCTGTAATATGGGCAGCAGACTACCTGATGCAGCAAGGAGTCATTAACCGCGTACTGGTTATATGCCCTCTGTCTATTATGAAATCAGCATGGCAGGAAGATTTGTTTAAGTTTGCTATGCACCGCTCTTGTTCTGTAGCGCACGGCGCTTCTGCGACACGCAAGAAGATAATCAACGCAGGGTCAGAGTTTGTCATCATAAACTTCGACGGCGTGGCTGTAGTAAAAGAAGAGATAGAAAAAGGCGGCTTTGATCTAATTGTGGTGGATGAGGCTAGCGCCTACAAGAATGCACAGACGAACCGTTGGAAGGTACTGCGCGATCTGTGCAAGGGAGTGGATTGGTTATGGATGCTTACTGGTACTCCCGCAGCACAAGCGCCCACCGATGCCTTCGGACTAGCTAAGCTAGTTGCACCCAATAACGTACCCCAGTACTTCGGGCAGTTCAAAGACAAGGTGATGTATAAAGTATCACAATATACTTGGCGCCCTAAACCTGACGCTAGCGAAACAGTGCACGCTGCGTTGCAACCGGCGATAAGGTTCCGCAAGGAAGAGTGCCTCGACCTGCCAAAGGTTACTTTCGTAGACAGGGAAGCCCCGCTAACTAAGCAGCAAGCTTCGTACTACAAACAGTTAAAAGACCGAATGATAATGGAGGCAGACGGAGAGCAAGTCACTTCAGTGAATGCCGCAACTAACCTCAACAAGCTCCTGCAAATATCAGGTGGCGCTGTGTACTCTGACGACCGTGAGGTTATTGAGTTTGACGTTAGCAACAGGCTAAAGGTTATTAGAGAAGTAATAGATGAATCGTCACACAAAGTGCTTGTATTCGTGCCCTTCACCCACACTATTGAATTGCTCAGAGAGTTTTGTGCAAAGCATAAGATCAGCGCAGAGGTAATCTCAGGCAAGGTGTCGGTGAACAAACGCAGTGAGATAATCAAAGACTTCCAGACCACAGATAAAATTAAAGTGCTTATCATTCAGCCACAGGCAGCCTCGCACGGCCTCACGCTAACCGCTGCTAACACAATAATATGGTACGCCCCCGTAACTAGCGTGGAGACTTACCTACAAGCCAACGCACGTATCGACAGGCCGGGGCAGCACAACCCAATGACTGTGGTGCACATAGAGGGCAGCGAAGTAGAGCGCAAGCTATACAAGATGTTGCGGTCTAACATAGACAACCACACTAAAATCGTCGATTTGTACAAACAAGAAATAGATGCTTGACAATGTAAATCTCACTGTTCTACACTGGCTATCCCTGCTATTTAGGAGGAGCCATGAAAGACTCAGCAGACAAGCTAACCAAAATCTATATAAAGATGCGGAACGCTATTAAAGAGAAAGAAGACGAAGCTAAAGAAATAAGAAAGCAACAAGAAGTGGTAGTAGAAAAGTTGCTTGCGCTCTGCGAAGAGCAAGACCTCGATAGTCTAAGGACGCCCTCTGGCACAGTAAGCCGTAGAGTGCAGTCTCACTACTGGACTAGCGACTGGGAAAGAATGTACGACTTCCTTAAGGAGCACGACGCTTTCCACCTACTTGAGAAACGCATATCTGGTCTCGCCATGAAGCAGTTTCTTGAGGACAACCCCGACGTTATGCCTGCGGGATTACAAGTTAACCGTAAGTATATTGTTTCTGTTTTAAAGCCGCGTAAAAAATGATTCGACTCAAAAATGAAGATGGGTGTTTCTTACACCCACGGACCAACTCCCCCCTAGATTCGCTACAGGTGATGATAGTTGATAGAGGTGAGCTGTCTAGAGGCTACTACGACAGTAGCGGTTTAGTTTGTTGGTCCACCGGATGCGACTACCCCGATAGCAACGTGCCCGAACACAAGGTGCAAGCCAACCGGTGTATAGACTGCACCCGAAGCATTAAGAGTGGCGGCTTTAACCGAAGTGCTCCATGCAAGTTTTACCAAGTTATCAAAGTGCTATTGCCCGAAGACGGTATCGTCTGTGAGCTACGCATAAGCGCAAGTAGTTTGTTTTCCAAGGAGACCAACAAGCTTGGCTTCTATAAGTACATTGAGTACTTGGAAAAGAACCGAGAAGAACCAGAAGAAATCTTAACCGAATTATATCTAGTCGAGCAGTACAACTCGCACCGGATATATTTTAAACCAGTTCGACCTTTAGCCGAGGAAGAACTTGCAATCGCGGCGCAGCAAATCGAAGCGGCATCGCAACCACCAAATCCTTTCATAGGAAACATAGAGGAACTGTATATGGCTAACCCATCTCACATAATCAAAGGCGTTGAAGCGCGTTACCCTCGTCTGGACAAGCCTTACCGGTTTGACAACAAGGCGGGTAAGAACGGCAAGAGCGTACCTTGTGACCCTACCGAAGACGGCGCACGTTACGAGCTGGACTTCTGTATGTCAGCAGCGCAAGCCAAAGAGCTGTACGGCATCATGCAGGACGCTTACACCAATGCCAAAGGCCGTGATAAGACGTGGCCCAAGAAACTAGAGATGCCTTTCAAGAAGCAAGAAGACGGCACTTTTGTAGGCAAGACAAGCCTTAAGGCAGCGTACAGCGGCAACGCAACCGAGCCGCCTGCTCAGTTTGACGCGAAGAACGACCGCCTCGGTGAGGACTTTATGCTCACTACTGGTAGTACAGTAAATGTAGCGGTCGAGATGATCCCGTTCAAGATGGCCACTACTGGTGTTTCACTTCGCTTGCGCGGTGTACAAGTGCTCAAGTATCTGCCCTACAAGCCTGCTTCTCCCTTCGAGGAAGCTGAGGGTTTCACTGCCGATGACGCTAAGAGCATGTTTACTGCAGCAACAGACGACGATGACGACGTGTTTGAAGCCGAGGCAGCAGTCCCTAAGCAAGCTGACCCTTTTGAAGAAGACGAAGCTGAAGAAGTCGCTGAGCCTGTTAAGCGTAAGAAAAAGAAAGAAGCTGCACCGGCAGACGACGAAGAAATGGCTGACATCATCGACATATGGGGTGACGAAGACTAATGAGCTATGGCTACACTAAACGGCTCAGTAGTCTAAACAAGCAGGCCGACGGCTCCATGCTAGGTGTAAAACTAGGTCGCGTGTGCATTTCAAAAGAAGTGTCCGTTACTGAAGTTGCACACCGGCTGGGGGTCAGTCGGCAGGCTGTCTACAACTGGTTTAACGGCATACATGAGCCAAGCGAAGAACTAGAAGAAATAATCAAGAAGCTAATAGTAGAGTATAAAAAATGACTGACTTCAACCTCATAGACTATGTTGTCCCTACGGGCGGCTACTACTGTGTGGTTGGCGCAGGCTCAGGCTTTCACTCTGAATTTACTGATGATAGGGCACAGGTAGATGTTCTTGCTGAGAAGTTTGTTAAGCAAGGTAAGGATGTCTACTTCATGCTCGGTAAATTAGAGAAAGCCGGAAGCAGAGAAGCAACAAACGTAGAATCATTACAGTCTATTTGGGTAGATATAGACTGCGGAGAGGGGAAGGCCAACAGCATAGAATCATCTACTGGCCAGCCCCAAGGGTACGAAACTAAGAAAGATGCGCAGCTAGCACTTAAGAAGTTTTGTGAGACCGTAGGTCTTCCTTTCCCCGCTGTAATAGATTCTGGAGGTGGCATACACGCGTACTGGGCTTTTACCGAAGAAGTACCCCGGTCACAGTGGCTGCCTATCTGCAAACGTTTAAAGCAAATCTGTGTCACACAAGAGTTTTACGCTGACCAACGAGTGTTCGACGCATCCCGTGTTTTACGGATGCCCGGGACCTTCAATCAAAAGTACGATCCTCCTGCTCCAGTATCTGTATTACGCCCAAGCACCAACCGGGTTACACCCGAAGAGATCAGAGAGATACTTGGGGTAGACCCAAACGCAGAAGAAGTAGAAAGAAAGCCGCTGGCCAAAGACCCACTGCAAGAGCTGCTAAGCAAGAACTACACTAGTGTGTTCAAGAAAATAGTTACACGTGCGGACGGCTGCTTACAGCTGCAGGACTGCATACGCAGCAGAGAAACTCTTGCGGAGCCACGTTGGTTTGACGCACTGTCTGTCGCTAAGTTCTGCCAAGACAATATTAAGGCGGCTAACATAATATCGCAGGGGCACCCAGACTACAGCCCTGAAGCAACTGAGAGAAAGATGAAGGGCATAAAAGGCCCGCACTCTTGTGCTGAGTTTGAAGCTAACAACCCAGAAGGTTGTAAAGGCTGTCCGCACAAAGGAAAAGTAAAAAGCCCCATAGTTCTTGGGCAAACTCTTAAGAAAGCAAAGAACACACCGCAAGGTATTAAGTATCGGCACCCTTACGTTTGGGGGGAGAATGGCGGCATCTACGTGCAGTCTGAGGACGGAGAGCAAGCCCAGTTTGTATACGAGTACGACTTTTACATAGAGCAGCGCATGACTGACCCGAC